AGGAGATTGTGGTAGACCATATGTCTGTCGTGAGAGTAGGATACAGTACCCTCTTGTAGCATTGCATAGTGCTAGATTTCATACCGGGCTTAAAATTGGGGCAACCCAGTTGGTTCAGGAAGAAATTCAGGAAGCTATCAATAAGGTGAAGCGCTTGGTCCAGTTCGAGCGTTGTGCTATACAAGAGGAGGAAATTGACTTTCAGGGAGATGGATATGTTCCACGTGTTTGGTTCGGAGATGTAGAAGTCTTGGGACAATGTGAGATGAATGGTCATCTCATTAGTGTGCACGTGCCTACTAAGACTAGTAAGGTGCGTTGGCTTCAAGATCCTGAGTGGGATGACGCTTGGCTACCATCAGCTAAGGGACGTGTTGGTGATGTGTTCACGTTAGAAACAAACGCATCGAAGAAATATTCGCAACTTCCTACCAATGCCATTGGAAGTGGGACACTTATCCAATGCATAAAGCAGTACGTCAAGCGTCTAAATTACATGGATGAGATCTGGACAGATGACGATGCGATTAACGGAAAAGGGATTTCGATGCCGGTTGAGGTTAATACATCGTGTGGATATTGGTCGAAATACTTTAAGAATGGCAAAACAGAATTGTTGGATCGGACTACTTCTCTCTTGGAACCACCAAGATATAAGTTCTCTGAGAAAGCGAAGACGTTTGTTATTCCGGAGTTGGGAAAGACCTTTGTCCAGAGGTATCAGGAATGCGATAGAATGCTTGGAGAAGGAATTGCACCAGTTTTCTTGTGGGTAGCGACCAACAAGGATGAACTGAGGAAGAAGGATAAAGTTGCAGCAGGTAAGACGCGAGTCTTTGAGCAACCACCTTTTGAGCTTTCGCTTCTCATGCGCAAGTATTTTGGGCCTTTCCTAAACCAGATTAAGGAAAATGCGGGTTTCGTGACACACTCGGCTATAGGCATAGACAAGGAGGTGGCGTGGAAATCAATGTGGAGCAGTTTGAGGTCAAAGAGCGAATTGGGGTTCGACGTGGATTACTCTAACTATGATGGTAGTGTGAGTTCAGTCGCATTTGACTTCTTTCGCGCGGTGACTGATTCCGTGCTCCCAGAGGAGACTAAACTACAGAGACATGCACTCCTCTATGTCTTGCAATATTCCTACTTGGTGTGTAGGGGTATAGTGTTCCATACCATTCAGGGGAACAAATCTGGTAGTCCGTTGACGGACGTTTTTAACTCGGTGACAAATACATTTGTGATGTATTTGTCCTACTTGTATGGACGTTCGATGAGTGGATTGCCGTGTGATTTTACGAATTTCGATAGAGATGTTCGTATGATCACGTACGGCGACGACGTTATTGCATCTGTGCACAGATCAGCAGTGCATTACTTTAACAGAGTCATCGTGGCTCGCACAGCCCAAGCTTTGGGTATGTGCGTGACTTCAGCCTCTAAAACCGGAGGGCTGATAGAAGTCGAGAAACTGAATGAGTTGAGTTTCATCAAACTCAATTTCCGGTTTGAAGGTGACGCAGTGATGTGTCCCCTCCCTCTAGATGTAATCTGGCGTGTAGTACAATGGACCGAGAAAAATAATGTCGGTGACGGGACCACGCTGGGTTCGATAGCGGGAGTTGCGGTGCGAATGATGGCGCACCATGGGCGAGAGAGAGTGGAAGCGTTCCTCGACCAGTTAAGAGAGAATGATATGCGCGTGGAGTTCAATTATGAGGACTTTTACGTGGATATGCTTGCTTTGCAAGAGGGGTTCGAGTTTCCGGTGGTCGAGTAGACCCGGGCGTGAGTGGTCTCCCGGAGTATGCACAGCGTCGTTCCATCCAGAGGGGTGGGGCGACGGCGTTGTGTGCCAATGATGTATGATACCAGGTTCAACCTGTTCCCATGATTCCGCAAGGATGATAAACGTAGTAGAATGCACTTAATTGTGTGTAGCGCTGCGGAGGAACGTATGGATTAATAATCTGTGTAGGCTGTCTAGGCAAGCTTGTAGAAACTAAAAAAGAAAC